AATTATTTTGAAATACACCCATTATGCGTATGCCTGTGAAATTATCATTTGAATGTCTCCTCCTACTCCATCACTTGAAGCAGATACTACTATGTAATCTAATCTGTCTACTGCATTATCTGCTGTAGATAAGGTAGGATCTGTACCACCTATAAATTTAAAGTCTGCATGGTAAGCCATTGTACCACTTCCTCCATCTTGTGTTAAGAATATACTTCCTGTTTGTCCTGTAACACAATTAATTGGTTGAGCTAATGTGTGTGCTGCAGTAACTGATGTTGTCCAATTCTGTGCTGTAGCAAAGTTAAGAGATACAGAGGTTACTCCATTAATAGCTGTTGCACAAACTGCTGCTGCAGCTCCTCCTACGACCTTTAAAGTACCTTCTAAACTTGTAGGTCCTGATACTCTTACAGTTCCTAAGAAACCTGAATTACCAGTTATTGTTGTAGTACTTCCTACTTTTAATGTCGAATTAATTGAAACTGTACTTTGTAAATGTGTTGCTCCTGTAACTGTAAGTGTATCATCTATAATTACTGCACCTTCTAATGATGTAGCACCTGATACTCTAACAGTTCCTAAGAAACCAGAGTTACCAGTTATTGTTGTAGCACCTGTTATTTTAGCTGTACCTCCTATAGATGCATTACTATTAACATCTAAAGTACTTCCTAAAGATACTGCTCCTCCTATTGTTGTTGTACCACTTATGTTTAAATCACCTGATACAGATACATCTCCTGCTACATCAAGTGTACTTCCTAATGATACAGCTCCTGTTATTGTAGTAGTTCCTCCTATAGCAACATTACCAGAAACTGAAACATCATCTTCAAATTCTGCTTTACCTGTAATATTTGATGTACCTCCTATAGAAGTATTTCCTGTTATATCTAAAGTACCACCCATAGATACATTACCTGTTATTGTAGTAGTTCCTCCTACAGCTAAATTTCCTACTAATATCGTATTACCACTTACACATACGTCATCATCAAATTCTGCTTTACCAACAGCAGTTAAAGTTCCACCAACTCCTAAATTTCCTGTCATAGTAGTATTACCTACTATAGTTGCTGTACCTCCTACATATAAATTACCACCAATAGTTGCATTATCAACAGATATATCTCCTGTAATAGCTGAAGGTACGTTTGTTAAGTTAGCTCCATCACCATAAAAAGCACTAGCACAAACTTTAGCATTTGCAGCTTGAACATTAGCACCACTTATAGTAACTGTTCCTCCAACTACTAAACCTCCTGATACAGAAACATCATTATCAAATGTTGCAGCACCTGTTGCCATAAATGTACCACCAATAGATGTATTACCAGCTACATCTAATGTACTTCCCATACTTACAGCACCTGCTATAGTAGTATGACCTCCAATATTCATATCACCAGAAACAGATACATCTCCATCATAAGTAGCATTACCTACAACTGTAAGAGTACTTCCTACATAAAGTGTGCCACCTATTGTAGCATTATTAACAGATATATTTCCTGTTATAGCTACAGGTACATTTGTTAAGTTAGCACCATCTCCATAGAAAGCAGATGCACATACTTTTGCATTAGCTGCTTGAACATTTGCTCCTGCTATAGTTACTGTACCACCTACAACTAAACCACCAGATACAGATACATCATCTTTTATATGTGTTTCTCCAGCTATTGTAACTGTACTATTAAATGTTGCAGCACCTCCAACTGATACTGTACTTTGTAAATGTGTAGCACCTTCTACTGTTGCAGTACTTGCAAAGTTAGCAGCTCCACCTACACCAAGTGTTCCTGTTAATGTAGTATTACCTGCTACTGTTAGAGTACTTGCAAGATTAACAGCACCCCCTACACCTAAAGTTCCTGTTAATGTTGTATTACCAGCTACTGTTAATGTACTTGCTAAATGAGTTGCACCACCTACTGATAAAGTACTTTGAAGATGTGTAGCTCCTGCTATAGTAGCTGTACTATTAAATCCTACAGCACCTACTACAGATAATGTTCCACCAATAGATGCATTATGTGTAACTTTTAATGTAGATACAGATACATCTCCTGATGCAGGAACATTAGTTAAATTAGATCCATCTCCATAAAATGCTGAAGCACATACTTTACTACCTACTAAAAGATCACCAGATACTGAAGCATCTTCTGTTACTCCAAATTTACCTGCTACTTGAATTATACTTGTAGATATTTGTAGTGCTGAATTAGTACCATCACCTGATTGTATATTTTGTAAAGAACCTGTAACACCAGTATTACCACTTACAGCTACTTTTAATAATTCTTTATATGATCCTGCTATTGTTTTTCCTGTTAGTGTACTCATTTAATGCTCCTATACATTGGTCCAAATTCTTACTGTGCTATCATCCCAAGTAAAACTAGCTTCTTGCCATTCTATATTTCTACCACCTGTATCAGGTCTTGGATTTTGAATTGCTGGGTTATCTCTTATATCTGGTACTTTATTTTGAGGATGGTTTTTTAAATCAAAAGCACCTTCGAAACATGTTGGACAAACTAATGTATCATAACTACTTAGTCTCATTACTCTATGTGGATATACAAAACTACATGTATCACACATAGCCATTGCATTACGATTAGTTGCCATTAGATATACCTTAATTTAGGTCTAATTAATAAATTTGCTCGTTCTCTATCTTCTTCCATAGCTACAGCTAATTTTTCTTCATAGCTTTGTTTTAATAAATTAATACGTTCCATAGGAATGCCTGTTCTTTTTATTGCTAAATAATAAGCTAATCCACAGGTTAAAGCTGGTAAAAATCTTACAGGAGCATCTGCATTTTGATCTGCAGATTTATCAACATCCTGTAATCTTTTAAAAAATTCTATATTTAAAATGCCAGTAGAATTATTTGGTGTAGGATATAATTTTATTTCTGCATTATTAAGCCCACGTTCTACTGCATATTGTGTTGGTCTACCTCCTTGATTTTTATTAGGTAAATTATGATATTCTTCTCTTGATATTCTTTCTAAGGCTATATCAGTTCCTGATACACTTGTTGAATAAGTTATAGATAAAGCATCTATAGTTGAATCAGCTAATGATACTGAAGCTACTGTATCAGCTACAGTTACAACAGTTGTATCTATAGTCCATAAAAGAACTCCTCTATTTTGCCAATCATTTAACATTAAGTTAATTGATCGTCTAGCAGAAGCAGGTTCATGTCCAAGTGTTTGTTCGCCACCAATCATCTCAGTAGCTTCTTGAATTACTTCATCTATATCTAAATTAAAATTATATGTACCTGATGTCGCCATAATATTATTTTTTTTCTTTTACAAAAAATCCTAATGCTCCTGCAGCACCACAACCTATCATAACAATACTTTGCCATAAATCACTTGGTATTATAACACCTACCATAGCTAATACTGCTGCTATTGCAGAATAAGATGATGGTTCTTTAAAACGTAATATTAATTGTTGCATGTTATCCTCCTTTATTTAAGCTGAACGGACTGCACCCCAACCTCTTTGAGCTGCTCCGACACCTAATGGTTTACTTACTTTTTTCTTGCCTTTAATATTTCTATTTTTTATTATCTTTGGAATAGGTTTAGCTTTCTTTTTAGCTTTAACTTTTCCACCTTTTTTATAGTCAATTTTATTTAATTGATCTAATATATTATCTGGTAAAGAATCTGCTAATGTAGTTCCCCTTTCATCTTCTGGAGCTATCATACTAGCTGTTCTTTCTTGTCTAACTTTATCTCCTACATCATCAAAAACAGTATTATAAGTATTACCAAAATCATCTGTTTTTGTCATTAATGTTCTTGCAGTTGCAGCTGATTCAGCTATTTCTCCTAACATATATTGTTTAGCTGCTGTAGTTGCATCTTTTGGAGACAGTCCTTGTTCTTCTATAAAATAACGTCTTAACTGAAAAAATTGATCAGAGTTTCTTTTATATAATATTTTATCTTCAGGTGTTAATTTTGCAACATCATCAGGTGTTACAACTGTCCAAGGCATAGGTCCTCTATCACCCATAGGAAAAAGTTTACCTGCTGAAGTTCTGTCTCCTTCTATAGCTGCACGACTTAAAGGAGTAACACCCATACGTTCTGCATCACGAGCTTGTGTTCTAGTAAAAGCTTTTTCATCTAAACTTTCTAATACTTCTTCTGCTACTCTCATTTCTAAAGGTCCAACATCCATTGGGATATCACCTTCAAGAGGTATATTTTTTGTTTCTTGTCCTTTAATAGTTCCTACTCTTGAAGGTCGTCCTAATATTTCTTGTGTTTTTTTTGTTCCTCTAAATCTTTCAGGTGGTCCATATCTTTTAATACCTGGAATAGCTTGTCCCTCAGTTTCTGGTTGTAAAAGAACTTCTCTTGGTCTATATGCCATACCACTTGTGTAGCGTGTAGTTCCTAAAGGTACATTTCTTTGAAGTGCTTCTGATGTAGGTGGTCCTACTTCTCCTGAACGCATACCATAAGTTGGATCAAATATATCACTAGTAGGTATTGTTTCACTTGTTGCAAATTGTCCTTTT